CTCCCCGGATCAAAAAAACCAGCTCGTAAAAATCTACTCTATGCAGACTTTTTTATTCCAGAAATAGTAACTATAATCGAAGTGCATGGCGAGCAGCATTACAAATTTTGTCCAATCTTTCACAAAGATAAAATGGCCTTTTTTAAAGGTGTCGTCAGAGACAAGGACAAAAAAGAGTGGTGTGAAATAAATGGTATAAAGTACATAGAATTAAAATATAACGAGAAAGATTTATGGGAATCGATAATATCATCAAAGAGTTAGAAATAACAGAAAACTTTGATAAGTGGATATCTGATCTATGCGATGCAAATAATATCCCATATTGTAATTGGGATGATAAATATGATCAAATATTGCATCTTCCATACGAAGAAATTGTGACTTTGTCACCAGAAGAATGTTTTACCTATGCAACGCTGATGGTAAACTATTCTAGTTATTTGCAAAAACAAACAGATCGATGCAAATCAATTACAACATATGTCACAGCATTAATAGACAGAGAGCTTTCAAAGGTTTGGTCAAATTATGATAAATACATGCCAGCAGAAATAAAAAGGCAAGCAATTATTAATGACAATAGTTATTTAACTATGCTGGAGAAATGTAAAATAAGATTATCAACATACGAGAACGTATTAAGTACATCTATATCTGATATAAAAAGAAGATCTTCAATATTTCAAGATTTTGGAAAGAGGAAAACATGGAATTAACAGAAACGATAAATGAAATGATAGACACTTTGAAGTCTATTGAAATGAAACTACATGAGTTACGTAAGTCTTTATCTTCTATGCCTCAAATTAGTCAAACCGCTATAAATACAGTAAGGAAAAAAGATAGCATTGATAATTTTGACTTTACAATGAAAAAAAGCAAACCAGTAGAGTCGACCAAAGAAAAACCTCAAGTGAAAAAAGGTAGAAAGCCGAAGTCAAAAGTAAATAAGTTTACAGACGATGGTTTAGATGTTTCCAAAGAAGAGGTTGGTTATGATCAAATACAAGACAATACTCAACCGATCAGAAAGAACAAGAGAGAGCCATTTAAATTGGTTTCTTGTAAATGCGAAAATTGTGGTGAACAAGTTGAGATGAATCCAGTTTTCAAAAGAGATTATTTTGTTTGCGATGCTTGTATTTCAAAGAAAGTAACAAAAGATGGGTAAACAATCAGCTTTGGCAAATCCAGCGGCAGAAAGAGTGGTGCTTTCTGGTATATGTCAATATGGGGAAGACGCTTGGCTTGATGCAGAAAGTTTTCTAGAAGAAGCAACGTTCACTGTTGATATTAATAAGGTTTTGTATAGTTGTATAAAACATGCACTGTCAAATAAATCAAAAATAGATTTGTCTACGATTTTGTCGTCAGCACAAACTTTATCATTAAATGAAATCGTAAATATACCAGAAAATTTGAGACATCTTAATGGTATGTTTTCTTCTAAAATTAAGCTTGAGAATGTAAAACCTCAAGCACAAAAGATCAGACGGCTACAATTCGGAAGAGACCTACAAGAAGAGCTTAGAAATATTTATAGAGGCATTGATGAAATATCTGGTGATGAAAGCCTAAGCTCAATTCTGGCAATTGCAGAAAAGCCAATTGAAGATATATGTCTTTCTTACATGAAAGAAGAAGAGTCGGCCCCTGTTAAAATTGGTGATTCTCTTGATGAATATTTTAAACACATTCAAGAAAATAAAGGAAAAAGCCTTGGAATACCAAGTGGATATCCATCTTATGATGAAGCAATTGGTGGTGGATTTAGAAGAAAGTGTGTAGATCTAATATCTGCAAGGCCAAAAGCTTTGAGGGATGGTTCGTGTGTGTATACAGAAAATGGACCTGTAAAAATCGAGGATGTTAAAGTTGGTGATTTTGTGCTACATCCATTTAAAGGAGTATCACAAGTCATGAATGTATGGCCACATAAAAACGTGGATATATTTAGAGTATCTTTTCTAGATGGTGACTATGTCGATTGTTGTGGCGATCATCTGTGGCATGTGAGCAAAACATATGGCGATAGAGAAGTTTGTATAAAGACAACTTCTGAGCTAATAAATGATGTAACATATGGAGATTGTAAAAAATATAAATGGAATGTTCCATTACCAACAAAAGTTAAATTCAAAACGAGAGAAGTTCCTCTTGATCCATATTTTGTTGGAGTGTTATTGGGTGATGGTTCTGTAAGTAATAACACTTGTGTATATCACACAATGGACGAAGAAATCCATGAATATATGAGAAGCTATGCAGAGTCTTTAGGTCGCTCTGTAAAAATTGATCGTAAAATTGATAGTAGTAAAGTCACATCATATAGAATAAATTCTTTACAAGACAAGCTTAGAGAAGTAGGAATTTTTGGATGCAATTGTTATAACAAATTTATACCAAAAGAATATATTTACAATTCAGAGGAAGTGAGACTTAGCATACTTGCCGGTCTTCTTGATACTGATGGCGATTGCACTATTGATAAAAAATCTAAAAACTCAAGAAATAGATTTGGTTCTGTTTCTTTGCAGTTGTGTAAAGATGTCAAGGAAATTGTTCAATCTCTTGGTGGACTTTGTTCAATAAATAAAACTTCTACAAAGTGTGGTGATAAGGTATTTGATTCTTATCGCTGTGAAATAAGAATGCCAGAAGGCGTCAATCCTTTTAGACTTAGTAGAAAGTCGAATAAGTTTACTGGACGAAAGATTGGTAAGCTAAAAAGAACAATCTGTAAAATAGAAAAGGTTGGTGTTGACAATGCTAGATGCTTGACATTATCTGACGATGACGGTTTGTTTATGACAGAAAATTATGTTGTAACTCATAATACTGGCAAGAGCTGCATCGCTGATAATATCGCTTTGCATATCTCTTCAACAAGAAATATTCCAGTTTTAATGCTGGATACAGAAATGAGCACAGAAGATCACTGGAATAGATTGTTAGCAAATCTTAGTGGTGTTGAAATCAATGAGATCGCTTCTGGTGAATTTGCTAAAAATCCTGATAAGTATGATAGTGTATCACAAGCTGTAGCTAAGATCAAAAGTATTCCATATCATTATATGAGCATTGCTGGAAAACCATTTGAAGAGACTCTTTCCATAGCTAGAAGATGGTTGATTAAACATGTTGGTTATGATGAAAATGGAAGACTTAAAGACTGTTTGATTATCTATGATTACTTAAAGTTAATGACATCTGAAAGTATTAGCAATAATTTAGCAGAGTTTCAAGTTCTTGGTTTTCAGATAACAAGCTTGCACAATTTTTGTGTTGAGAATGATTGTCCGTGCCTATCTTTTGTGCAGTTGAATAGAGATGGTATCACTAAAGAGTCAACTGATGCTGTTTCAGGTTCTGATAGATTGATCTGGCTATGCACTTCGTTTACAATCTTCAAGGAAAAAACAGAAGAGGAAAGGGCTACTGATGGAGTGAAAAACGGCAATAGAAAACTTATCCCAATTGTGGCTCGACATGGACCTGGTATTCAAGATAATGGGTACATCTGCCTAAATATGAATGGTTCACTAGCTAGAATTCAAGAGATAGGAACCATAAGAAAGATAAAGAAGAATGAAAAAAATAGAGCAAAAGGATTCCCAGACGCAGAAGATGTTCGATCTGAAGATGAAGGTTCTGGCGAGGATTTCTGATTTATTAGACTATTTTGATGTTGACTATTCAGACGCTGGGCCAATTCTTGTTGGCCCATGTCCAATTCATGATGGAGATAATGAGTCGGCATGGAATATAAATGTAGATGAGAACAGTAGGCATTATGGTCTTTGGTTTTGCAATACAAAACATTGCCACAAAATAAAAGGTCACGACATAATATCATTTACCAATCTACTATTGGATAAATCTCTAAATAAGAAACATTCGTTCAGAGAGGTAATGAACTTCCTTGAGAAATTTACAAAAGGCGTGCAAGCCAAGAGCTTTACTTATAGTAAAGATGCATACTTGGATTTACTTGAAAAAACAAAAGCCGTAAAGAAAACTAAATTTACCAAACGCGATGTTCGTAGTAGATTAAAAATACCTTCTCAATATTATGTAAACAGAGGTTATAACCCAAAAGTTCTTGACGAATTTGATATTGGGCTTTGTGTAGATCCACAATCGCAGTTCTATAATAGGGTTGTTTTTCCAGTATATGATGAAGATGATCAATATTTGGTTGGTTGTGTCGGTAGAACAATAGGTAAAATAGATCCAAAATGGATAAATAAAAAAGGGTTCAATAAAGCCAACTACCTTTATAATTATGGCAAAGCAATAAAATATATAGAAAAAACCGGCACCGTCATTCTTGTCGAAGGGCAAGGCGATGTTCTAAGATTATGGGAATCTGGTATAAAAAACTGCGTTGGTATTTTTGGATCACATCTTAGTGATTCACAAGAATTCTTACTTCAAAGAACTGGTGCTACAAATATTGTTATCCTAACAGATAATGATGATGCTGGAAATGTATGCAGATCTGAAATAAGAGATAGATTAAGAAATTTCTTCAACATAATAGATTTGGTTCCAGATAAAAAAGATGTTGGAGAAATGACATTAGAAGAAATAAACGAAAAAATTAAACCAAAATTGGAAGGATTAATATGACAACAATCATTGCGTTAGCTGGTAGAAAACAAGCTGGGAAAACAACACTTTCTAACTATCTCCATGGAAATGAGATGAAGAAGCATGGTGTAATTGACAAGTTCTTTATCTCTCCAGAAGGCAAACTCGTCGTTAACTGTACTTTTACAGACCTTGATTCTGGAAAAGACTTTGAAGATATGGGCGTTCTTGATCTATATCAGCAAACGGAAGAATTTTATAGATATGCTGAGAATAGAATATGGCCTTTGGTCAAATCTTATAATTTCGCTGATTCTCTAAAAGAATTGTGTGTTGGGTTATTTAACATTCCATATGAGTGCGTGCATGGAACAGACGAGCAAAAAAATCAGCTACAAGAGCATTTAAGATGGGAAAAAATGCCTGGTGTTATATCAGATGGTAGATTTAATTCTTTTCTATTAGATCATAAAATTGATTTACAAGCTAAAAATACTGTATATCATGAACCCGGGCCAATGACTGCTCGTGAATTTATGCAGTTTTTTGGAACAGAGATTTGTAGAAGAATCTATTCAAACATTTGGATTGACAACTGCATTAAAAGAATAATGTCTGATGGATCTCCAATTGCAGTTATTGGAGATTGCAGATTTTTAAATGAAGCTGAGGCTATTAAAAAAGCTGGTGGTAAAGTTATAAGATTAACTAGATCTATTTATGAATCAAACCACCAAAGCGAAGTAGACTTAGACAACTATACAAATTTTGATGCTGTAATAGATAATCAGAATATGTCAATTGATCAATCGTGTGAAGAGTTCATGAAGATCTTGACGAATATGGGTATTACAACTAAAGCAAGAACATTTGGCAAATATACTGTGAGCGTAAAATGATTATATGTTACCATAGAAGTTCGTCATTGTCCAGTCTTGAAATGTGTGAAATGAAATATTTTTTCACATATGTTCTCGGCATGAAAGACAAAGCAAATAAAAAAGCTATGATGGGAACAATCGTTCATCGTGCTATGCAGATACTCGCTGATAAAAAGTTAGCACAAAAAAGTAATAAAAGGAAGTTGAAGAATGATGACATTCAAGACTTGACATTTGCACAGTGCGATGACATTGAATATATTACAACGCTAGCATACAATTATTACACGCCGACAGTGCCTGAACTCTCCTTTACTGCACTTGATCTAAAGACTTGTATATCTTGGGTTTATAAGTGTTTGGCATATAAAAATGGCGAGCTTGATCCGAGAAACCAGAACGTGTATGCCACAGAGAAATTCTTTGATTTTGAGATTAAAAAAGACTGGGCGAAATACAAATATCAAGTAAAAGGACAAGACATTGAAGGATACCTATCGATAAAAGGCACTATCGATCTAATAATCCAAGAGGATGAAAACTACTTTCAAGTTCTGGACTACAAAACAGGTCAAAGAAAAAATTGGGCTACAGGTAAAGAGAAAACGTATGAAGATCTTCAAAAGGACACGCAACTGTTATTGTATTACTATGCTCTCAAAAATCTTTACCCAGATGCTTCATTTTATGTTAGCATCTATTATATTAATGATGGCGGTATATTTGACTTTGCATTTGATGAATCAGATTATATAAAAGCTGAATCAATTCTTAGACAAAAGTTTGAATATATTAGGTCTGTTCAAGTGCCAAAACTCTTATCAAGAGATAATAGTGACTTTAGATGTCAGAGATTGTGTGCGTTTTCTGAACTAACTGAAAACGGTAAGACTGTTTGTCAAAACATGCACTCTGAAATAACAAGTGATGGAATAGAAGTCGTCACAAATAAATACGCAGACTTGAAAAAGATTGGTAAATATCAAGACGGCGGCGGAAGAATCGCGAAGGATTAAAATGCTTAGGAATCATTCACACTATTCACTGCTTTTATCAACGCAGAAACCAAAGACTATTGTTACAAAGTGTAAAAGCTTTGGTTATAATTATGCTGGTATTTGTGATCTTGCTACCATAAGCGGTGTCGTATCATTTGTTAAGGCTTGTAAAGAGCAAAATATTAAACCAGTAATTGGTTCAGAAATTGTCTTAAAAGACGGATCTACTATATCGCTATTTTGCAAAAATAAAGCCGCTTGGAGTGACTTACTCGTTTTGATTTCAAGATGTAATGATCCAGAAAATTATGATAATGGACCAAAAATATCTTTTGAAGACTTAGTCTCAATAATAGATACTAAAAATTTTATTTGTATTGATGGATATCTTGGTAGTTTTCTGTGTTGTCGTATGGTTATTCCAGAAATGTATGGATCTACATATCATGAAATACACGATTGGTGGTTGGCCAACAATACACGCGATGGAAACAATACCGCCTACGATTCGATAAAATCACACATCAAATATATGAAGGGGTTTTTTGGTGATTCATATTTTATAGAAGTTGAACAATCGGAGTCAGAATCTTTCCAAGTAAATAAGTTTTTGTGCAAAGTTATCACCGATGTATGTATTGAAATTAACTGTAAAATAATTCCAAATACATCAAGCTACTACCCGGAAAGAAAAGATGCAATTGACCACAGAGTGATTTTATCTTCTAGATTGAAAACAACACTCAAAAGGCTTCAGTCAAAAATTGATGAATCTCGACAATTTGATTTTCTGAAATTCATCAGAAGTAATGAACACTATATTAAACAAGTAAATGAGAATGACTTCAGTGAAATACTATCTCAAATTGAAGAAATAAATATCCTTTCAAATCCAAGGCTTCCAAGATTTGAATGTCCAAATAATCAATCAGAAGATGAATACCTTAAAGAACTTTGTCGTTCTGGATGGAAGAAACTTATTAACACAAAGGTTGATAAGTCAAAACATGATGAATATACTAAACGTGTATTATATGAACTTGAAGTCATTAGGGATGCAAAACTAGCTGGATATTTTCTAATCGTACAAGATTATGTAAATCACTTCAGAAATATGGGATATTTAATTGGTCCTGGGCGGGGAAGTGGTGCTGGATCTCTCGTGTGTTATTTAACTGGCATCACCCTTGTTGACCCAATGCCTTATGGGCTTTTGTTTGAGAGGTTTTACAACAAAGGTAGAAACACAAAAGATCATATTTCACTTCCAGACCTTGATATAGACTTTCCCCCATCTATCAGAGAAGATGTTATATCATATATCAAAAATAAATATGGAGAACCCAGAGTTTGTCAAATGTTAACGTTTGGTAGACTGCAAGGAAAATCTATTGTCAAAGAGGTTCTGCGAGTAAATGAAAGTTGTTCTCCAGAACAGATGAATAAGATAACTAAAGACATTCCAGATGAAGCAGAGATTTCTGACCAATTGGAAAACATGGAGCATCCATCTGTTCTTATGTGGTCGTTGCAGAATATTCCAGAAAAACTTTCAGCATATTGTTGGATTGATGAATCTGGAAAACTACAAGGTGAATACGCGAAAGAATTTGAACAAGCGATGAGGCTTGAAGGTATTTTCAAATCTCAAGGAAAACATGCTGCTGGTGTAGTAATTTCATCTGAAAAACTAAATGAAGTTTGCCCTATGATAAAACCATCAAGAGGTGATGAAAAAATCGCTGGGATGGAAATGGCTGATCTAGAAGCTATTGGTTGTGTTAAGTTTGATATTTTAGGCGTCTCTCTATTAGAGAAGATACAAATGACTTGTAAAGGGTCTGGAGATTATGAGTAAACCATTAGTAATTGCTGCGACTGGTCATAGACCAAAATATTGTCCTTGTAAATATAAAGAAAAACATCCATGGTTAGATGATCTAAAAAATAGACTTTATGCAGATCTAGATGTTGGTTATAATAGTGGTCAGATCGACTATCTAATTACTGGAATGGCTATTGGGTTTGATACGTGGATTGCTGAGGTTGCTTTAGAATTAGAAATACCAATCCATGCTTATATTCCTTTTACTGGACAAGAAAGTCAATGGCCGACATCATCAAAAGAAAAGTATAGAGATATTATTTCTAAATCAGCAAAAGTTGTTACTCTTAATAAAGAGTATCATCCAAGAGCCTTTACTGAACGAGATAAAGCTATGGTTGATAATGCTGATATGGTTATGGCTCTGTTAAATCCAATGGCTGAAGAAGGTGGTACATTTTATACTGTAAAGTATGCAATGTCAAAAAAACTTAAAGTGGAAAATTATTGGAGAGATTAATGTCTAGATTTAAAAGGCTTAATGTTCCAGAACTTTTCTTATCAAGACTGAATCTTATACGTGATGACTTTTGCTTAAAAGACATTTTTGAACTTAAAAAACACCATGAAAGACTACAAAAAGAATTTATTATTACAGACACAGTTTTTAACAGAGATGGTTTCTATCTAGATAGAAAAACTAATAAGACTTGGGTAGAGTTTAACGGTTCAGCATGGCTTTATTCAAATGTACAATATTTTAATGATCAATTAGAAACTAATTGCGGAAGTAATAGGCTTTCTAACGA